CCTGCAACACCGCCGCCAACACGATAGGTAGCATAGATTTGTGAAGAAATAGGAGGTATACGGCCACTAACGCCATCACCAAATGTAATATAACTGATACCTTCGGCATCTGTGTAGATAGTAAATACTGGGTCATAGCTGTTGTAGTCAATTAGGTATTCAACTCTTTGGTATGAAACAGTTCCAACAAGTACGCTTACGCTATCGTTGATGACTGAAGTTTGGGCCAATTGAAACGATTGCGTAGGGGCACCATTAGAGTTACCAACAAGTTCGTTTGAGGTAGTAATACCTTGAGTCGCTAGTACTGTGGCAGAACCGTTTACAGAACCAGATTTAGCTGGAACAGTAACATCAGCGCTTGTTTCAAATATTATTTGAGTAGTGCTTCCATTAGAAATTGTTGTTGTTGCAACTTGAGTCAAAGCTGGTACTGTGATGTTTGAACCTGTAGAGTTTTGAAATGTAAGAGTTACTGTTGCAGCCGTAGCTTGAGTAGGGTTATAACCAAGCAATTTTGCTAGTTGTAATACGCTATCTCTTTGGCTAGCTGTGGTAATAAAAGATTCATTTGCTGAACGGTCAATATAATAGTTGAGTAAATCGCCCATGTATGAAAATAGTTCAATTAATGTAATACCAAAGTCTGAAGGGTCGCGGCTCAACCACTGAGGTGCAAAGTTTGGAATTAGATCAATCATGTCCTGCCGAATAGCAGAATAATCTCTAGATGTATAATCTATCTGCGGCACATAATTAACCATTGTTTACCTCCATAAGTACGTCACCTGTTCGTGTAAATATCTTTGTCTTTATACTTACATTGTCGGTAACTGAGCCATTTCCATAACTGTAAATTATATCTAAGCTTAAATACCCATCTACTGGGTCTATTGAGCCAACTACGTCTTCTAACGTTAAACCTTTTAACCATTTTGAAAAAGCTGTTGTTATGCTCTGTTTTACAAAAATCATGGCATCTGTATCAACTTCAAAACTTCCAAAATTTGCCGCAGAACCATAATCTGGGCGCATCAGACGCTCACCTAAAGTTGTCATAACTGTTAATAAAATGCGGTCTTGCCAAATTTTTTTTCCATCTTGGGTATAGGAAACACCGCCGTCAGCGTTAAACGAAAACGGCAAAGATACTACTGATTGATTCATATCTCTACTCCCATCCAAACTGGAAAGTTAGGGTCTCCTGCAATAAACATAACCCAGACTTTTTGACCGATATTTGGAACAGTGCGGTGATATGTGTGTTGAGGTGATGCGGTATTGGTATCTAAGGTATCAGTACTGTTCGCGTGAGGGTGGCTTAACGTATGAGAATTACCAGTATGCGACAAGGTTGCGCTTACAGTATGTGTGTGAGCATTACCGCTAGAGGAAGTTCCACTAGTGACGCTAAGAGTGTGGTTAGCTAATAGCCCTGCTACTTCAGACGCTAAATGGTCTATGTGGTCAGGGTGATTTGCGTTAGAAGTTACTGGTAAACATGGCTTAGCCCAGTCTGTAATCTCTGTACCAAGTATTTGAGGTATTTGCAGTTTAATCTTATTTAGGCTGTCTGGGTCTTCGTTATCTACACAGACGCCTTCATAGATTCCATAAAATCTTTTATCTTCTGTCATTTACCTTTTACCGCCTGCTTATAACGTGCTGAAACAACTGGGGATGTAGAAGGCTTAGTAGCAACAGCTTTTAGACTTGGAGTTGCGCTTTTCCAAGTAGGAGGCAGCGCCTTGGCTGAAGTCACTTTAGTTCTATTTTTTATCTTTCCAAAGCTACCCTCTTTAGCGGGGGTAAGACGGTTGTTTGGCTTAACAATCTTTGTTTTAGGCTTAACGTTGGTTTGTCGGATATTAGGAATAACAGTTCTCTTTGGCTTGTACTCAGGCGCCTTTATCATTTGATTATCAGTCCAGTTAGCGGCAGTACCTAAAGAGTCGGTTCCAACGGTTATCACAGTAACGTATTGTTGCATGTTTCTTTGCGGGGTTGTGATTTGGTGTTCTGCTGATAGAACTACCCAATAGCCACTGTATTCCCCGCCAATGCCTTCTAGATATACAGGCATACCTGGTCGTAGGTTAGGCTCACCTAAAACTTTTGCCTCACCTCTGTATGGGAACGTGTTTCTATCTTCCGCAGCTTTTGCCTCATATTGAGCAATCTCATTGGTAGGAGCGACCACATCTGTTGCATATCTATCAAAAAATTCAGTTTGTTGTTTTTTCTTTGTCTTCTTATTGCGCAACTGTTGGGTTATAGACAACGGTGCAACAGAGTGTTGGTCAACACCAGAGATGGCAACAGCGGCTTTAAATGATGTTTCAAAAGGCACAGACTCACCGATAATAGGTTCAAAGGAGTAAATAGTAGATAAGATTTTGCTGCTATCTTCTGGCATTAACGTGAACTTTGGTGCTTGAGACCTAAGGTTAGTAAAATCATAGAGCATAGGCTCAAAGTACAGTTCTGTATTTTCTGTGCGAAGCGTGTAGCCATTCTGCTTAGCTAGCCGCACCATGAACTCCCAATCGGTATGCCCAGCTTGAGACACTTGTGGATAGACACGGTTGCTTGGTACAGCGTGTACGGCAAAACCGTGGCTTTCTCCTATTTGTTTAACTATTGCATCTGCGGTCATATTCTTATACACAGTTTGGTTAGCTTGCTTCATGCTGAAAGACGAGCTTATGCCCACAACTTCAGTAAAGTTTTTACCAGGAGTTCTCATTACTTTAATATGGTGAACATACCCAAAAAAGTTTCTTGTTTCTACAGTGCCAGTCATTGTTATTTTTATAAGACTGCCTGCAGTAACTGCGTCATAGGTTGTACCCCAGTCTCTAAACCGCATTACTACTACCTCATGCTCATACCTATTTTGGTAGAAGGTAGCCTCATGTAGAGAAACAGGGCCTATTGCTGTCTCAGGAAACTCAACTGTTATGTACTTATACACTAGGAATCCTCAGTAAGGTTCCAGGTTTAATGTTTGTAAAATCAATAATCTCTGGATTATATTCAGGAATTACCCACCAATAATCTGGATTGTTATAGTATTTGTCTGCAATTTGGTCTAGGCGTTCTCCTACAGTGTAAGTGTGCGTGTAGTAAGAGATTTGCCCAATACTGGAGAATGCATAAAATACAACTGGCTTCTCTGGGTTTCCATCTACTGTAGAAACATAATCAATAGTTGAGTACTCATAACGAGAACCTTTATATATAGTCATATATCTCCTTTAGAATGGGTGTGACGAGAAGCACGTCATTGTTACGTTTACTTGTGATGTAAGAGGGATCATGTTCTCAGTAAATTTACTATGAGAAATGCTAATGCTTTCAACCCAACCTGTATAGGACAAGTTGTTTTGTAGGTCTGGTCCAAATTGTATAGCAATAAGAGATGAAGTGAGGTATCCAGTATCAGCTGTAGATTTACCTAACCCGTTATACCAACCAGGTCTTACTTCTGTTACCTTTCCTTTAGTTATGCTCTTAATAAGGGCGTCTTGGGTTATAGCACCATTTCCATTTATAGTCTTAAAAAGAAACTCAATATCTGCCATGGTGCCAAGGTTTAATAACTGCTTTAGTCGGGCATCAACTGAATTGTTTTCTACAGACTCATTAGGATAAAACGCGGTGTAATACTTCTTTAAAGAAGTTACATTTACATTTCCGCTTGCGTCCATCAACCCTTTAGCGCAAGCAAAATCATTTGTTCTATCTATGAGAATAGAAAAAGTCAATTGTTCTTGACCTTGAAAGTTACCCGTTAACTGACCAGAACGGTCAGCGGCACTAGGTGTGATATCAGCGTTTCTATTTACAGAAATATTAATATCTGTTGGGTTCCATAAAAATTGAAATCCGTATAATCTATCTAATACGCTAGCTGTATGAGGTGTGTAATTTCCTTGTTTAGCTTGTGCAATCAATGCATCAGCTGTCATTTGGGCATTGGTTGTAGATTCTCCTGTATCAGGGTTAATTACACTTGCGCCTTCTAGAGGAGAAAAAAACCACATACGAGCTCTACGTAAACCATGGCTACTGCTCTTATTGCTGCCACCAACCACATGTTTTTTGTTTACAAGTGGGTCGCTTACTACTGGAGTAGTGCCTAGGTCATGGGTTCTTAAATAGTCGTAGTCTAAGATAACTGGACGTAATGGGAGGCTCCAGTTATGAGGTGGAAGATTCCATTTAAATTTATCAGCGGCTGGGTCAGCATATGTTTTAGCCATAGCTACTATAGCTTTGCCTTCAGCAGTGGCAGCAGCTATTTGAGCTTGTAAGTTGGCAGCTTGGGTTCTAAGTCCAGTTTGAAACTTTTTATTTTGGATTTGAGGTAAACCTTGAAATGAGCCACCCATTAGTTCTTTCCAATCGTTAAGTTAGGGTCGGATAGAGCTTTTTTAATAGCATTTGCGTTTGAGGTTGAATCCGCTGATCCAGTTAAGTTAATAACAACATTTGTTGTGCTTCCACCCTTATTACCCACAGCGCCCTTTGTTGCAAATGCTCCAGCTTGATTTAACCAATCAGATGTCATTGAGCCGCTACTGCTGCTCGGGGTTGATGTAGAAACACCACCGCTGTAGTGTCCAGCATCCCATGAAGAAGCTTGAAGAGCAGATAAAAAGTCTGCTTGAGACGCATTACCCTTCTTCAATAAATCAACAATATTGGTATAGCCGCGAGAAGATGCGCCTTTGCCTGTAAGAGTATTTAGGGTTGCCTGCACTCCTTGGTTCCAAGATGTATAGGCTTGAACTCCGCTACCAGATTTACCTGTGTTGTAATTTACAGAACCCGATGCTTGATAAGAAGTATTTAGTGGGTTGAACTTAGCGGTGTTGTGCCAGTTTCCACCTTCCATGTTTTCCCACATGGTTAGGTTAGCAATATTTTGAGCGGTAGGTTTTACACCTAATCCAGCAAGAAGTTGTTTAGCAAAACCACCAGCATCTACATCTCCACCGCCAGCGCGCCCAATGATGTGGTTAGGAATAATAGTTCCGCTAGTATTTGGTACGAATAGCTCAGGACCTTTTTCACCAACAATATATGGAACTTTGTCATTTACAGGACCACCACTAGCTTTACCTGTTAGGAACCCAAGGAACCCGCCAGCAAGCGAACCTACCTTACCTAGTAAACCTCCACCAATTCCTGCAATTCCAGATATGGCTTTGGTAAGACCAGTAAACACGTCAATAAGTGGGATGGCAGCATCAGCTAATCTAGACATAGCGCTTGCAGCATCATTTGATAATGTAAATCCAGTTACCGCAGCTGGAGCACTTAGAGCAGATACACGCGCTGCTCGTGAAGTTCTTTCGCTAAGACTGAGAACGCCCTTAGTTGTAAATCCTTGATTCTTAAGAGTAGTTTTGCTAATTGCACCTAAAGCTTTACCATTATTTTCAGCTTTAATGTACATAGCTGTTTGAATGCTTGCACGAAGACCTGCATCGTTTCCAAAGTAAAAGTCAAGTAAACGAGCAAGGCCGTTTCCTGGCTCAAGCATAATGTCAAGGTCAGATGAAGTAATTGGCGCAGAGCCTACTTTTTCTCTGTTTAACTTATTCCATACCTCATCCGCAATTTGGTTGAAGCTTTTCATAGAGCCATCCATGTTACGGACTTGAATACCAATACCTAATAGGTTATTTACGCTTCGTGCTTGCTGAATTGCGCCGTAAGCTTGAAGACCACCAGTTAGCCCCAAACCTGGGGTAATGTTTGACATCTGGGCAACACCAGACATAACACTGTTATTTCCACCCATAAAGTTAGGGGCCGCTAAACCAGCTGCCTTTGCATAAGCAAGAGCTCGTGTAGCATCCATTTGATCTGTAACTGTTCCCATGCGGTTCATCTGGTTCTGCATGTTAGTTACATTGTTATAGTTACCTCCACCAAATCCCATAGCCATAGCGCGGTTGGTGAGTAGGTCTTGTTGAACTAATTGATTGGTGCCAGGAAGAGCACTAGAGGCAATTTGAAACGCCGCCATAGCTCCAGCTGGAGATATAGCAATTCTATTACCGTTATTATTGAATTGCCCATTTTCCATACGTGGGCCAATAGGAGGTGCGCCTTGAGATACCTTGTTACTGGTATCCGTATTTTTGTAGTTTGCAGCACCAATTGTGTTTAGGTTACCGACTATGTTCTGAACAATGTTTTTTAGATTGTTCATTGTAGGTATGACGTTATCGGTAGCCCGCTTTAAGTTGGCAGCAAAAGCGCCAGCGTCACCACCCAAGTTCATACTCTTACGTGTGTCGTCCATAGTCACCTCCTAGTTCGTCGTGCTCTTTCTAACCAATTTATTCTTTCTCTAACTGATAGTGAGCGGATATCAGATAGAGTCCATCCTGTGTAAGTTCTTGTTAGAACTTCGTATTCGTCAAGAAGGTTCTCGTAGTCTTGTTTGCTATATGCGAAACAAATCTAGAAGGCCAAGTGGAAGATCAATAGATTCTCCACAAGCCTCACAGTCCTTCTTCACCTCCCCAAGGCGTGGTCCTGGATTGCGTTCCAAGATACTTTCAATAAGCGCCTGACGGTCTGCCATACCTAATGACAAAACTGTTGAAGCACCCGCTGAAGGCTTTCCATCTACAGAGAGTAAACAGCTGCTGAGGATAAGGGTGTTAAGCTCAGCTGATGTCTTATCGCTGTTTTCCATAATCTTTCGTTGAGTAAGACCATTTGGAAGGGTAACTTTTGCAGTTCCCTTCTTTGTCTTAACTTCCCAAACTCTATCTTTGATAGGGTCTGTTAATTTTGTTACTGGTACATCGTGTAGTAGATGAACTGAAACATCTTGTTCAGCCGCGCAGTTAGCACAACGTACTCGTAGACCTAGTTCATCACCAAAGGTGACTCGTCTAATGCCTATCAAGATAGCGTCTCTGTCTCCTGAAAGTAGAGCGTCCAAATCATCTTTAGTTACATCTCGGCTGCCTAGCTTTACTAGACCGCGTTGAAGTAATACATTTAAAGCCTTGCCTGTGGAACCTGCTTTTTGAATAGCTTCCTCATCGGCTCCAGTAAGTTCTTGAACATCTGCTGTTGTCAAGACATTACCGTTTTGTTCAATAAAACCACCTGGTAGTTCTATTTCTGATTCTGAAGGGGCCCGAGTCTCAATAACTTTCTCGGGCTCCTCCATCATCTTTTGGGCAAACTGGTTTACGAGTTCTGCATCAGTAATTACTTCTGGCACGATTTATACTCCTGTTGTTAGTTAATTAGACTGCTTGTGTAATAGCTGGGTTACGATTTCCTGCAGCATCTGTGAAGTATACAGATAGACCTTCGTGGACTAGTTGCATAGTTTCAAACAGGATTGCTCCATTGGTTGCATCTAAACCTGTGTAGTTTAGACCAGTAATCCATGCGTTGTGAACTTCAAACGCCATCTTTGTAGTAGCGTTTGTTACTGTTGCATTTGGGTGGTCTTGTACGTAAATTTTAATATTTACGCGGAAGCCCTTGTTAGCTCCAACAGCAATTCCTTCTCCCGCAGATGCAGCGAATAGTCCGCGCATCCAGGTAATAGCTTGGTCGTTTCCTGAGAGAACGCCACGGCTAAATGTCACTGGAGAGAATGTTGTCATTCCAGGAATTTGGTGAACTGTTGTGTTGTATCCGCCTTCGCGGTATTGAATAGCCTGTGTTGAGATTGAAAGGCCGTCAATACTTGTGAAACCGCCTACCCAACCAGTAGTAAGTGCGGTACTGAATACCCCATCACTTGCTGGTGTGAACTCTGCATAGAACCGAAACGAGCGTAGCGGGTCTGTAGCAAGAGACGAGTTAAAGCGTTGGATGATTGTTTTGTCATCTGCCATTTTATTTTAGCTCCTTACGCTACCGTAACGGTGGTTCCACCGTCATATTGGCCAATTTTGATAACAACGAATTCAGCTGGACGTTGTAGAGCAACGCCAACTTCAATATGAACTTCGCCATTATCAATACTTGTTTGTGGGTTGTTGTCAGCATCGCACTTTACAAAGTAAGCGACCTGTGGTGTTCCTCCGCGAAGACCACCTTGTGACCAGAAACCTGTTAGGAATGAGCTAACGGTTGCTGTAATTTGACGCCATAGACGTTCGTCGTTTGGCTCAAAAATTGCAAAGCGAGTTAGGTCTGAGAGAGACTTCTCTAAGTAAATTAGAGAACGACGTACTGGTACGTACTTATCTACATAACCTGACTTAAGTGTACGAGCACCCATAACCACGATCCCAGAACCTGAGATGTAACGAATTGCGTTAACAGGTGCTGCGGCGGTGTTAAGAGAGTCTAGATCAGCGTTTGATAGAGAAGGTACAGAGACCGCTCCAGCAATACGTGTTTGTAGACCAGCAGGTGCCTTGAATACTCCGCGAGAAGCGTCAGTTGCTGCGTACAAACCTACGACTGCTCCACCAGCTCCAACTGTCTTGGTAGCAGTTGCAGGTGCACCAACACCAGCTGTTGGGTCAGCAATTGTGATTTGTGGGTAATAAACAGCTGCATATGATGATGCTGTGTATGTTGCTGCTAGAGATAGTTGGTTAGTAACGGTGTCATTGATTCCGTCTACAACTACAAACACGTCATTTAAACGTGTTGATCCAATAGCGTATGAGATAACTCCGTTGACTGTTGTAGCGTCTGTTACTCCTGGTACGTTAAGTACTAGAGATTGACGAACTGTGTCATAACCACTTAGCGCGCTAATGATGTCGCTGCTACCAGCAGCTGAGCCGTTAGCACCTGTGCTAAGAGAAGAGTTAGCTTGTGTAGCTGGGTTACGTGTAGCACCTGTAGATGCA